CCACCTGAGCGAGACTTATGCTTACCCATTTTAAGACTGACACTTTTCTTTTTGACAGCCATTACTTTTTCTTATTACCTAAGATTTTTTTACGTACAGCTGCAGGTAGTTTTGACATACCTTTGTTCATGGTTTTCTTCTTAGTACCATTTCCTTTTTTCATTCCTTTCCCGTAATGTCCTGGCATGATTGACTCCTATACTTTTAAATTTGATGCGGATAGTTTTCTGATGACATCATCTCTGAACGCTTCATCATTTTGATATTCTGGTTTATTCATATCTCGTACAACTTCAGCCATACTTCTGTATGTTTCTGGAGCTGATTCTTTACCTGTAACGAGCTTTGTATCTCGTCCGTTAGCGTCTTCATATTGTCCCATAAGTGCCTTTACTGCAAATCCAATAGCTGCCTTATTACCAGTAGCAAGTACTTCATCATACTCTTTAGCAGCTTGTTGATCTAAATTATTACCAGCCCAGTTCATAAGGTTTTCATAACCTTCTTCACCACCAGCTAAACCTTTTAAGTTTGCAATTTCTGCATCATTTAAAATAGGAGTAGTTGCGTCTGGTTGAGAACCAAGAGAACCTTTAACACCTGCTAAATAATTGTCAACTAAATCTTTAGTTAGTCCAGCCTTACCTAGTTGTTCATACATATCATCTGACAATGACCCATTATTTTCTTCAAAATGTTTTGACATTTTAAAAGGATCTATGTCATTAGATTGAAACATGTTGCCAAGTTGTTCACCGTATAGTTCATTAGCAGTATCATAATTAACACTACCATCATCAGTATACAGTTGATACTCTGGTTGAGGTTCAACTGATTCTTTAGTTGCAGGTGTTTCACCTAATCTTTTTTGTAATTCAAGATAACCAGCTTCTAATTCTTCAGCTGTTTTATATTTACCAGCAAGTCTTTTATCTTGCTTTGCGATTAAGTCTTCACCAATACGTAAAGACTCAGCTTCTTTTTCTGCGATAGCTTGTGCTGCTACTGGATCATCTGAGGTGTCGTAGCGGATTGTTTCTGCCATAATTATTGTGGTTGTTGTAGTGCGGGTACAGCTGCACTGACAGCTTCAAGAGCTTCTGGATTTTTTGATGGGTCTAACATTGGAGCGTTAGCCAACTTACCAGCTTGATCTGTTAGTGACTGCATTTGTTGTGCTTGCATTGCTTTCTCTTGGTCAGCATTACGTTCATCAACACTCTTAACAAGGTTCAATATATCTATACCCTGTGCTGCAGCTAATCGTTTGATAGCCTCATCAGGATTTAAGAATTGAGCTAGAGCCTCTGGCCCCATTGTTTGAGAGATAGTTGTAATGAATTGCATTAGTGCTTCTCTATCTTGACCTCTGCCAAGTGCATTTATTCCTGCAACAATCGTTGGTTTAACCAGTGAGTTTGGTATCGCTGGTATCTCTTTTGATTGTGTAAGAGTGTGCATTTTTCTTTTCAAATATGGTATTAGGAACTCTGTCGTGAGCAAGCTGAAGAGGCCACCGAGCTGTCTCTCTAGTTCCATCTGTGTCATACGTACTTCTTCTGCAGTAGTCCTTTCTGATTGACGTACAGAGAGTACAAGGAAAGCTTCAGCTAATCTTCTCTCTAGTATGTTAATCATTTGATACGCTGTTTGGAAGTCAGCAGTTTTACCTACTTGTACAACACCTATATCATCTGGTCTACCCTGTATGATAGCTCCGTTACCAGCATTGGCAAGTGAGCTTGGTTTAGTTACAGAAGAAGGTGAGACAGTAAATACAACTTTAGCTGCTGCTGCACTACCTTCAACGATAGCTTGCATTAATGCTTCTAAAGATTTTAAATCTCCAAGGAACTCTTCTACTCTAGAACGTCCGTAATCTTCTCCGTCAACAGTGACAAAACGTAGTGGTAGCCAAGGAGTTTTATCCTTTGGAGCTTTACCTACGCTGTTAGGTAATAACCTATCGTTAGCTTCTTGATGCCAACGCCAACCATTATCATATAGTTTGACACAAGTATATACATCTACATCTTTACTACCAGAGTAGTCTCCTTTAGAATCATCATTAGGGCCATCATCTAATTCTTCCATCCCTAATAATTTTTTACTGACTCTTTCTTTAGTTACAATTTCTGTAACCTCACCGTTACCATCTCTCTCGACACAATATCTATTTAGAGGATATACTTTCATACCTTGTTTACCCATAAATACCAGTGAGTTACCAGTAACAATGAGGTGTTTTAAAGCTGAGAATATTTGCACCCTATCTGTAGAACCTGCTATGCTATCCATAATCATACGTTCTACTTTAGCAAAGCTTAAATCTAATTCACTCTTTGCTTCGGGTGGTACATCCTCTCCTAGTTTAGAATCGTCTACCTGTAATTTAAAAAATGACGTGCTAGGAGGTAGGAGCCCAAGCATTAGTTTAGAACTAAGCGTAGTCACTCCTTTGGCTCCAACTGATTGCCAAGGTGTATGAAAGCTTTGATATAAAGCATCACCTTCATTTCTCATTAACAGTGTAGGAATGGTTAGTTCTGCACATTCATAAGCAACATGCAGAAACTGTTCACGGTGACTCGATAACTCATTGTATCGTTGCCGTGCGTTTTTCATTAATATGATCCTGTTGTAGATCCACCGCCACCGCCACCAGTGTTAGTTCCTGTAGGTGTTTCGATACCTCTAAGTCCACCTGATTTAGGTTTCTTAGTTTGTAATCTACCTGTACCTCTCATACCTCTACCTCTTTCAGCTCTCTTTCTAGTTTTCACTTTTGCCTTACGTTTTGTCTCATCTTCTGAAATAGGTGTAGGTGTAGGCATCTCTGGAGGAGGAGTAGGAGCAGTTTGTACTGGCTGTGGGGGTGGTGGAGTACTTGGTGGGGCTGGTACTGGTGGTGGTGGTGGGGTGTTATTTCTACCACCAAACAATCCTGGAAGACACATAATTATTCTCCTTTTAAATTTTCTTTTAGTAATCTAATAATTGATAGTTGACCAGCCCTATAAGATATTTCTTTCTCTGATAGTGTGTGGTCTGGAAACTTGTCTGGGAACTGCTCGTCAAGATCATCAATCATCTTTTCGATACGTCCCCATTCAAGCGTACTTGGGTAAGTTGGTGTTTGCATGTTCAAAAAATGCGGGCATCCTGCCTCGTTTAGTGTCAGAAAGTTCGGGTGCTTTACCCTCATACATTAGACGATCACTTGAATCTGTCCAAAATTTTCTGCTTAAATATTTGTTAGGTGAGATATCATTTAATGGTTCAAAGATCCAATTTATAGTAGCCTTCCTAAGTTTGTCCAAAGAGTTGCTAGGACGTAAACCCATATCAGCACATACCAAAGAGTTGCAGGCGACATGAATTTGCTCATCTCTGGAAATATCAGCCGATACTGTCCTAAGAGCAGCATCGCCACAAAACCTATTGAAAGGTAGAATAACAAAGAAAATAGCACGTTCAGCCACCAAAGCTTTTAGGACAGTGTGATCTGGATGAGCTATCCAAGCATCACGTAATAGTTTTGCCTCTCTTTCAGCCTTCTCGTCAACGCCAAGAGCGTCAGCGATGTAGCCAAGAGCAAGGTCATGGTTCTCCTCATCTTTTACGTTTGAGACGAGAAGTGTTCTAGCAATTTCGGGAACCTCTTTGCTAAGGGTTTCCGTAATGAAGTCACCGACAGGTAGCTCCATATGCCGTACTGCCAAAGCACGGAAGATGGCTTTTTCACTACCTTTAAGGAGGGTTCCTTTTGTGGGCTTAACGGGAGTCCACTTTCTTTTCCGTTGTAATAACTTATCATAAGGGTTCATTCTGCACAACCTATACATGTAATGGGTTCGTTTAGTATCCCACTCAAGTAATCATCGACATCACTTTCATCTAATGCAGCAAACGCACTGGACTTATCTTGTGTATCTCCCATTACTTGTAGGGAATAATATAAAGATGTTTGGGGGCTGTCCAGCCACTCTTCAATGAACGCATTGTCATAGGTTACTACATCACTCCAAGAGTTAAATGAGTATCCGTGAAGAAGTCCCGTTTTATTGAGCATTGTCATTATGCCGTCTGCTACACGCTTGTATGCGTCCCAGCCAACTTCCGAGGCGATCTCAACTTCGCCATAATCATAAGATGTAACTCCAAATGTACCGCTATCACGGTCAACACTTCGAGCTATAGGTGGTGCTATTTCTGGACAGGATGTATACCCATCGAGATCTTTGGTGTTATAACTACATGATGCAGTTGGAGCTATAGCAAATGCTCTCTCCATACCATGCTCACGAGCTATGTCAGCTGCTGCTAGTATTCCACGTTTGATAGCGAAGGCTATCTTAAGAGAATTTTCTGGTAAGGAGGTGTCATTCTCTGAGGTTTCCACACCATAGTTAACTCTATCCAATGCTTCACCAAACTCTGCATAAGTTACTTTGTAACGTCTGAGGAGGTTGGCAAGACCGAGCACTCCAAGCCCCACTTGTCTGTCATCTTCTGGGGCAAGGTACTCTCCAGATTCTCCAACGCCTGTCCTGCTATGGAGATTACACAACTCGGACATACCTGTAGTGAAACCCTCTTGTATGTTGCTGATTGTACAGGCACTGAGAGCGACATGTTGTAACAAGCACGTTCCACGTGAGGGCAACATAACCTCAAGGCATACGTTCCCGTAGAGTCTTTTTCCATATTGATACTTAATTTTGTTTAACCAAATGTCACCTGACTTGATGCCGTGTAACAATG